ACGAAATCGTCTAAGTTACCATAATAGACACCATTCGCCACTCTTAGTGCAACCTCCCATGCTTTCTTTTGTCTGGCTTTATCACTCTTGCCATCACAATACCAACTGAATTGGCATTGATTCCTTATAGGTATATTAGGATTTGATTTGTAAGTCAAACCCTGCTTAACAACATCACAGACATTGTTAGGATACCGATAATCTTTAACTCTATTCATTACAACTTGTGCAACTGCAATCTGTCCCACGAGGCTTTGGTTCTTTGCCTCGTGGTACGTGTTGAGTGCCAAGCAGAATATTGCTTCAATAATCACGTCAACCTCCGTTATAATGCAAGGTAAAACCCTGCATAAAATATTAAAACAAAAATGACTGAGAAGAATAATGCTTCAAACCATTCACGCATTTACTTCTCCATCAAAACTAGAGGATACGATTTGTATGTTGAATATACCTTTTGCCATAGGCGAAGTGTACCATTCATACTTTCGTTGAGCCTCCATAGGTTTATCCGTAGTGAACTCATAAAGTTCATCACGACCACCAACAGTGTATTTGATGGTGAAAGTTCTAACAGCGTTTTTTTCTTTTGTCATCATCAATCTCCTCAATGTGAATACGAAACAGATTTTTAAATACTTTCTTGTAAATCGCAAGTCCTCTGTTAGCAGACTCACGACTTTTATAACGAGTCAGAGTAACGAAGTCATCAGCTTCATTACAATGATATTGAACTACAAATTGCATTTGCATAAATCAATCTCCATTAAAGTTAATTTTAAGTATTCTTTATATTACCAAGAATAAAGCAGTTGTGCAAACAGACATGGTGGCGACCACCTTTCGAAAAAAAATATGTGAATATCAAAACCTCTGTCTTTTAAATTACCGACGGCTGATAGTAGTGTCACTAAACACATAATGATAGAAGTACCCGAAGGGTCATATGATAGAAATTTTTGCCAAAAAATTTCCAAAAATTTTAGACAAAAAAAATCCCAAGATTAAATTAATAATCTTGGGATAATTGGAAAAGTTTTTTTTAAGATGCCTTTTTCATTCTATCTTTTTTGGCGTCTAATTCTGCCTTTTCATTTTCAATAGCTGACTTAATTTCTTGCTCAGCATTTGATTTTTTATTTTGAAAAGTTTTAATAAATTGCTCAATAGCATTTAAACAATTTTTTGATGCCGTATCATTTTTAACCAACATCATTTCTATATCGCCATCTTCAAATCTATTAGTTAAAAATTGGATAGCATCTTTAACACCTGAGATTTTTAAACCACCCTCAGGAGTCGTTAAAACAAAACCATTTTCTGTTTTATCTCTGGTATCTTTTACAACGTCCAAAGCATAACGACCTGAGTTTAATTTTTTACCCTCAAAATGAACTCCAAAACATTCACGAACTGATTTAATTGTACAAGGTCTATGAACTTTTGAATTCTCAGATACTACAGGGGCTTTTTCTGTTCCCTCATTTCTATTAGGAAAAGTAGCAACAGGAGACCAAAAAATGTCCTCTACAAGACCAGTTTTTAAATTTCCCTTTTTATCAAAAGCTTGATTTAATGGTACTATATCAGCCCTTGATTCATTCCTAATGCCTTTAATAAATCCAGTATTAGACCCAGCAATTAACAATGCCATTTTACAAGCATCTTGAACATGAGAATTTAACTTATTAACCTCGTTCATATCTGGTATTAATTCGCCTTTTGAATTTTCAACCTGAGGAACAAAAGTTTTTATTAGGTCTTTTAGATGAGTTTTACATTGGTCAAGAGTAGGAAGAGTATTAGCAGTATTTTCGCCACTCATAGCCAAAACAACCCAATCAGCAGTCGCCAAACCGAGCTTAACACCTAGCTTAGCTTGCTTATTTTCGCCCTCGTAAATAGGCTTTAAAACGTCGACAATAACAGAATTAACCTTGTTAATGTCAGTAATAGAAACGGATTTTTTGAAATCCTGATTTAATGTTATAGTCATTTTTAAATATTCCTTTCAAGAATGTTTAAGTTAATTTGGAGTTTCAGACCACCCGAAACCCTCAATTAAATATACGAAATTTATATATATTATGCAAACAATAATAATAAATTAGCCTGAAACAATTTTTTAAAATTATACATATAAAATTATAAATTATATGTATTGTAATAAATCCACGACGTCGAGAAATAAAAACTAATAAAAACAATGACTTAACTAGTAAAAACTATCATGTTGTATTTTTACAACAACTACTATCAAAAATTTTCGCCTACATAACTATCATAGCTAATTACTTACTATCATTCTCGTACTATCACCTCGTGATATTTTTGCAACAAATACTGTTGCATTATTGCAACAAGTACGTTATGGTTTAATATCATGCACAAATTGCATATGCCTGCCTACTCCTATAATGTTTTTATACATAGCAGGTTTAAAAAATCAGCTCAGGCTGACCGAAAAAAAATCTTTGACGCTGTACAAGGCTAAAACTGGCTTTATCTTAGTTAATACGTTGATTTTTCTACATAAATTTTGTGTGACATATTGCGACACGCATGACCCAGGGGGGGTCTGCACGTACACGTGTACAGCAATTACCCGAGATTGGGTAAATGGTTTCATATACCAGAGGGCGGCTACTTACTTTAGATACAAAAAAAGCCCCTTATCGGGGCTAATGTAGTAAAATCAAGGGTTTAGCCCCTTATACCAGGGCTATCTACGTGTTCTTTTCTTTTTTGTTTTCGTGGAATTACTCTTTTCTTGTTCATTTTCACGTAACTTTTGCATGAGAGCAAGTGCATCACTATCGGGTTTCGTTGTTTTGGGGAGTTTTTTGACAATATATTCTCCTTTTTGGTATTTTAAAGGAGATTTGTACTCTTTTGTAAAGTACCATCGGGGTGTATTAGTAGTTTTTCTAAATATCTCGACCATAATCTCTAAGGGGGTCACTCAGGACACAAAAAAAGCTTCCGAAGAAGCTTATAATGTTAACCTGAAAAAGAAAAAAAAGGGAAAAAAAGAAAAACATGGATTTTATACCAATTTTTCGGGACCTTGTCAACCCCCTAAATAAAAATAAATTTATATTGACAGGAATTTATGTACAATTTTCCAATTATGTGGTATAATATGTGTATTATGACTGTACAACCACAATTTGGTTCCTTATTAGAGCAAATTTGCTACGAATATGAGAAATACGGAAGATTCAAGACGCATATACCAAGCCACCACGTAATTTATATACGTGCGGCTTTAAAAGGACGTACTGGGAGAGACTTCAGCGTTGAGGAAATAGAAAAGGCATTGGTAGCGGAGGGTATGTCACAGTATGTGTAGAGAGTAATCTCTATCAGCACAGAGCAGCTTGATACTGTACTTATTCCTGAGGGGTTCGATGCAGTTACTCAAGTTTAGGGCGAGATTACACCAATGTCGGTCTCGCCCATTACTTTTAAGGATTATTATGTTTCAAGCACTAGTATTGGCATGTTTAGCAACAAATCCAAACATATGTCAAACATTAGAAGATTTGTATGGACCTTACGAAACTAAGAAAGAATGCACAACAAGAGCATATGAGATAGCTGTTGAATTACCAGAGTATTTACCAAATTACGTAGCTATGAAGTACAAATGCGTAGATGTAGCAGATAAAAGAAAAGATAAGAGTATATAATGAAAGGTTATACCATAAAAGGGGGGCACAAGCGACCAACTAAAGCTGGTGCTGGTATGACTAAGAAAGGTGTTGCAAAATATCGACGAGAAAACCCTGGTAGTAAATTAAAGACTGCAGTAACTGGTAAAGTAAAGCCAGGAAGTAAAGCAGCTAAAAGAAGAAAGTCTTTTTGTGCTAGAAGTGCAGGTCAGATGAAAAAGTTTCCAAAAGCGGCAAAGAATCCTAATAGTCGCTTAAGGCAAGCAAGGAGAAGATGGAAGTGTTAAAAGAGTTAAACTTCATGTTGTTTAAAATATTTAATAGTATCGGTAATAATTGTTATAGACGTTATGTAAAACTATTACATAAGTCACAAGGGAGAATATAGTGCTTGGTGCATTAATTGGACCTCTGGCAAATTTAGCTGGGACTTGGTTTGAGAACAAAGTCGAGAAGACAAAAGCAGAAGGACAAGCTAAAGTCGCAGAGGCTCGTGCTCGTGCAACTGTTGCAGAGAAAGTTGCAACAGGTGAGGTTGCATGGGAAGGTAAGATGGCAGATGCTACAGTGGATTCTTGGAAAGACGAATTTGCGTTAGTGGTTTTACTTTTACCAGCGATTCTAGTCTTTATACCTGGAATGAAAGAATATGTTAAAGAGGGATTTGCTATATTATCAACTTTGCCTGAGTGGTATCAGTACTTATTATATATTGCAATTAGTGCAAGCTTTGGAATCAAGGGAGTTGGACAAGCTGCAAAGATGTTCAAGAAGAAGTAAATGAATTTAGTTAAATTACAAGATGAGATAGCAAATGACGAAGGGGTCGTTTATGAATTGTACCGATGCTCGTTAGGACATTTAACGGGAGGTATAGGACATCTCATAACAGAATGGGATGAAGAATACTATGGTATGCCCGTAGGGACAAAAGTGCCACATGAACAAGTTGATGCTTGGTTTGCTATAGATATAAATAGAACACTACAAGATTGTAAAGAGATATTCCCAGACTTCAATGATTTACCTGAAGAGGCACAATTAGTAATTGCTAACATGTGTTTTCAGTTGGGGCGACCAAGATTAAGTAACTTTGTAAAGTTTATTGCTGCTGTAAATGACAGAGATTGGGTCAAGGCGGCTGACGAGATGGAAGATTCCAGGTGGTACAAACAGACCACAGCAAGAGCTGAGAGATTGATAGCTCGTATTATTACATTAGGAGTACCAGCATAATGGAAAGAATGGAAAACAAAGATTTGATTAAAGCATCAGAGCGAAAGTCCATGGCACAGTCAAGAGCCACTGTAAGTGGAATTGGCAAAGGCGATGATAAAATAGATACAGATAAAATGCAAATGAAGCCTGATACCACACAACAAGATTTAATTAGAGCTTATAGATTTAGAAATAATGTCCCTGCATCTACATCCGATGCTGATGTTCTTAAAATGATAAGACAAGGCACACCCGTTAAAAATAAAAAAGGAGCCGCCAAGCTCCCTAAGAAATCAATTATGGAATTACCAACTAATGTGCCAAGACTACAAGCAGGTAAGGCATTACTTGGAGACCTCAACAAAGATGGTAAGATGTCTGGTTATGAAACAGCTAGACAAAAAGCTATTGAAAAAAGTATGAAAGAACAGAAAGCTAAGAAAGCCATGAGTGGTTTAGCGATAGGTATTAAGAAGATTAAAAATAAATGAGAAAAAAAGCCAAACCAAATATTATGGAATTACCAACTAATTCTTTTGGTAAAAGCGACTTGGGTAAATTATTAAGGGATAAAGAAAACAAAGCAAGAAAAAGAAATGAGATATCAAGAATGCCTGTACATGAGGGAACTAAGAGACCTCCCAAGAAAAAACAAATGGAATCATAATGAAGAAAAAGCATATCATGGAATTACCGACTAATGTGCCTAGGTTAAAGGAAGGTAAAACCTTTGAACAAAAAATAAGAGAAGGTAGATTAAGATTTAACATGTCACAAGCTGGAAAACATAGAAAAAAACTTGAGGCAAAAGCTAAAAAAGAAAAAGAAAGTAAATTCCATGATGATGGTGCTGCAAAAATGGAAAAAGATTTAGAGGATGCTATAAGAGATAAGAAAGGTAGTCCAGGGAAATTTACAGGTAAAGAATACTTACCTGCTATACCATCTACTATTAGAGGACAAAAAATTTCACCTATTCCTGGTATATCCACAAGCAGACCTAATACAATATACTCAGGAAAAGAGTATGACCCCAGAGCTTTCCCAAATAGAAAGCGTAAAAAGAAAATAGCAATATAAGGAGAAACTAATGCCAAGACACGCTATGAAAACTAAAGGTGCTGCCACTGGTGGCAAGAAGAAGAAAAAAATTAAAAAAATGCAAAGTGGCGGAATGAAAATGACCAAGGGCATGGCTCGTGGTGGAGCCAAGACTAAAATGAAAATGGGCGGCACTAAGATGACTAAGGGATATGCGAGGGGCGGAGCAATTAGACGTAGATAATGCCCTACCTCATAAGCAACGTACCTCATTTTAAATGTTGGGTGCGTAGGGAGTTTACGTGTAATCATCAAAGGTATCATGGAGAGTTTCTTCATGCGATGGTTATAGCAGTAAACACTATTCCCGATAGGTCGCTAAGCTTCCAAGTTGTTTTCACTGGTTGTGAAGTAGACCGAGAAGATGGTCCTGATGAGAATGTTCATGGAGGAGCAATGTGGGCAAGAATGCCTATACAAGCCTTAGTCGCAGATATACCTGTAGACGAATGGGCAGAACCTATGGAAGACCATTTGTGTCAACCATGGGATTGCGAATCTAGGACTCATAGCGTTGTAGTTATGGATAGGGTTAGTTCCTCACCATGGTTATGCAAGATTGATAATCAGTTTCATCAAGGTAAGTATTTGTTTACAGTTGATTATACAGAGAATGATATTGCAGATGACCCAGCACAACATAAGCAGTCTCATGTTTTGTATTTAACTGATGCAGGTAAGTGGACAGGTAACATTGTAGCATTACCTAATAATAGAGTAAGAGCAACAAGTCCTGCACTATGGAGAACAGGAGAAGGAGCACCTGATTTTAGTCCTTCACAGTGGACACACTCTGCAGAGTCACATGAATCTTACTTAGACCCTACAATAACTTTTAATAACTTATATTCAGATGGTAGCAAAATTAGAAACAATAAGAAAAAAAATTAAGCAAAAGAAAAAGCTTGGTTTTTCTGAAAGAGCAAGAGCAGTCAACAAAGGGCTGCTCCCATCTAAAGCTAAGAAGAAAAGAAAGACATAATGCCACACTATACTAAACCATTAAGAAAAGTCATAGGTAAACTAAAGAAAGCATCTAAGGCTCATGCTAAACAAGCTAAAGTTTTAAGTAAAATAGAAAAAGACCAAAGAACAAGATACAAGAGCACTCATGGCAAAAAGAAAAAAAAGTGACCCAAAAGTCGGCACAGGTAAAAAACCAAAAGGCTCAGGACGACGTTTATATACAGACGAGAATCCTAAGGACACAGTCAGCATTAAATTTGCTACCCCTTCTGACGCCAGAGCAACAGTTGCGAAAGTTAAAAGAGTCAATAAACCATATGCGAGAAAGATACAAATACTTACAGTCATGGAGCAACGAGCAAAAGTGATGGGCAAAAGCCAAGTTGTAAGTATAGCTAAGAAAGCAAAAGAAAGTTTAAAGAGGGCAAATGAACGAAAAAAGAAAAAATAGATGTAAGACTTGCGAGTGTTATGAGTGTGATGTAGAAGAATGTAACTGTGACTGTCATAATGATAAGCCCACAGAAGAACAGTTAGAGTTGGATTTTGTTAATTAATGATTGAGTTTGTGCTTGTGTTTATGATGGGAGTAAGAGTAATAGACCAAACACAAACTTTCCAAGATATAGATAGGTGTTTGTATTTTGCAGAACGACTACACAAACAGCCGCCTATACCACAAGAGGAAGGACCTAATTTACGAATAACTGCATATTGTAAACCAAAAAGGAAAAGATAATGTTAGCAGAATTAGCAGCAGCAAATGCAGCATTCGGGATAATAAAAAATTTTGTATCTAACGGAAAAGAACTTTCAGGTTGTGTAAAACAGATATCTGATTTTGTATTTTCAAAAGAACAGTTAGAAAAGAAAGCAAATAAGAAAAAAGCCAGTGGTGGAGGCTCAGATTTAGAAGAGTTCATGGCTCTTGAACAAATAAGAGAGAAAGAAGAAGAACTCAAAAAGATAATGATTTATCTAGGTAGACCTGGACTTTGGCAAGACTGGCAAAGGTTTCAAGCAGAAGCTAGGAAATCAAGACGTTATCAAGAAAAGATGGCAGAGAGACGTCGACAAGAATTAATAGAGTATGCAGGATACGGAATAGCTTTTATATTTATATTATTTTTCGCAGGAATATTAGCATGGCTATCAGCGAAATGGATGGGAAAATTATGATAAACTGGTTAATAAAATTTATAATGTCTAACAGTAATATAGGCATAGCAACTACTCAAGAGTTGTCTAAACACAGACTTCATACAACTAAGTATGAAGACTTATGCATGTAGAAGGAGTATCACATGGCAGCAAAGAAGAAAAAAACTGGAGGTTCTAAACCAAAGAACCCTGCATTATACGCAAGAGTAAAAGCAGAAGCTAAACGTAAATTTAAGGTCTATCCGTCAGCATATGCAAATGCTTGGTTGGTTAGAACATATAAGAAACGTGGTGGTACATACTAATGGCTAAACCTACAGGTGGCTTAACTAA